GTCTTTACGAGAAAGAGTTGTACGAGCGTCTGGAAGAGGTTATATCAGGGGCCTTGACGGTAGAAGACTTCATGTCAGATCAGGACACGCTGCACTGAATACTCTGTTACAGGCGGCAGGTGCGATTGTTATGAAGAAGGCTTTGGTAATCCTGGACAAGTACGCAAAAGAATGGGAGCTAGACTACAAGTTCATAGGTAACATACATGACGAAGTACAGACGGAAGTACGTGAAACCCACGCAGACAAGTTTGGTTGGCTAGGGGTTGAGTGCTTGAAGGCATCTGGAATAGAGTTTGGGCTTCGTTGTCCTTTGGACGGTGAGTATAAAATAGGAACAACATGGGCGGAGACACACTAATGAGCAATATATCTAAAAATCCAATGGCAAAGAACTCAAAAAACAGAGCTAATTACAGGTTTGTTGATGGCGAGTGGTGGTACTATTACCCAGAAACAGGAACCAGTATTCATACCGGAGACCATATTAGGGAAAGAGCGTCTTCCGTGAGGAGAAGAACTGACAAGTCCAATAAAAACATGATGTATGTAAACAGCAAGTACATACCTAAGTCTCATCCTTTACACAAACCAGGACGCTACAAGACGTTTGAAGAAGCTGCTTTTAGCAGTCTTGAGAAGTACGAAAGCAGCACAGAAGGTCAAGTGTACGTTATGACTAACCCGAACTTTCCTGAGTGGGTAAAGGTTGGTATGGCAATAGACGCAAAAGACCGTATAAACGCTTATCAGACTTCTTCTCCTTTTAGGGACTACTCTTTGGCTGCGTCTTGGGACGTTACAGATCGTAGATCAGCGGAGTCTGAAGCACACGCTGCACTACAAAAGCTGTACGAAAGACGGTCTGAGTGGTTCAACTGCACAACGGAGCAAGCTAAAGAAATTGTTGAAGAAATAATAGAGAGTTATATATGAAAAGCATACATACATTAGTCAGTGACATATACAAACTGGTAGACACAAAAGAAGTCTCTGAAGACGTAGACATAGACGCTTGTATCGAACAGTTTGGTGAGAACGTCAAAGACCTTATGCGTCAGCAGTTCACAGAAAAGTACGACGACAGTAGAAAGCTCCGTATGTCCAACATAGGACGTAAAGACAGGTTTCTCTGGAACGTGTACAACGACGCTGAGAAAGGAGAGGACATACTTCCTCATACGTACATTAAGTTCATGTACGGACACCTCATAGAAGAAATGCTTTTGTTCTTGGCTAGAGTAGCAGGACACAAAGTAACCGACGAACAGAAATCCTGTGAAGTAGAAGGCATCAAAGGCTCTATGGACTGTAAGATAGACGGAATAGTGACTGACGTTAAGTCTGCTTCTACCTACGGTTTCAAAAAGTTCAGAGAAGGCTCTGTAGCTTATGACGATCCTTTCGGGTACGTAGCACAGATAAAAGGTTACGCAGCTTCTGAAGGTGAGACTAAGTACGGTTGGTTAGCAATGGACAAACAGAATGGACATTTGACTTACCTTATGTACGACGAGTCGGACACTCAAGCTCCTATAAATAATCTTATCTCCTACGACATGAAGGACAAGATTAAACACATCAAGAAAGTTGTTAAACAAAAGGCCCCACCAGAGGTTTGTTACGAGGCTGTACCGGAAGGCAAAAGCGGTAACATGAAGCTGGCTGTGGGTTGTTCGTACTGTGCTTATAAGAAAACCTGTTGGCCCAACCTCAGAGCTTTCTTGTACTCCACAGGTCCACGTTACTTAACAGAGGTAAAAAATGAGCCGAAGGTCCAAGAAATTGAAATTTCGTAGTAACTTTGAACACACAGTTTCCAAAATACTAAAAGGATTTGCCTATGAACCTTTCATGGTCCCATATACTGTTTATCGTAAGTACTGTCCTGATTTTGTACACACTTCTACAGGTACACTTGTTGAATGTAAGGGCTTCTTCAGAGAGGGAGACACTAAGAAATACACCAGCGTTAGAGATAGTTTACCCGAAGGACAGGAACTTGTATTTGTACTCATGAATCCAGAAAAGAAAGTAAGAAAAGGAGGTAAGTTAACCATGTCTAAATGGTGCGAAAAAGAAAACATTCGTTGGTACTCAGTGGACACGTTGGAGGAGTTGATAGGTTATGTCACTAACAATGGAGGAAATTAAAGAACGTGTACTGAACACCTATGATTCTGACGACTTGTTAGAGGCTCTGGAGATTACCTCAGAAGAGTTACTGGACAGGTTTGAAGACAAATTTATAAATAGACTAGACGACTTTGAAGAGGACGTTGCAGATGAAGAGGAGGACGAAGATGAGACTGAATGACGAAACACCCGAAGCCTGGGACAGAGCTTACAACGCAGGTAAACCTAAAGCGTGGTCCGAAGTGTTTGACGGTAAGTTAGCAGAAGACAACGTAAACAAACCCCCACACTACAACAGCGGAGACATAGAAGCTATTGACGCAATCAAAGCAAGTATGTCTTCAGTAGAGTTCAAAGGGTACTTAAAAGGTAATGCCCTTAAGTACATCTGGAGGTACAGATACAAAGGCAAACCAGTAGAGGACCTCAAGAAATGTCAGTGGTACTTGAAAAGACTGACAGAGGAACAGGAGTAATGAACGTCATAAAAGGAAATTTCGGAGACAAAAAAGAAGTTGCTAAAGTGTTTGAATGTATTACAGACACAGAAAACTTAGACAAGTACGACAAGGCTTTTTGTATCGTTAAGTCAAAAGATACATTAGTGGTGTCTACTAACATGGACAACGAAGAACTTTACTTTTTACTTGACCGTATAAAAATGTCAATACTAACACATGGAGAATTTGAAATATAATGGACGCTTATCAACAGTACATACACAAATCTAGGTACGCACGTTACTTACCAGAGGAGCAACGCAGGGAGTCTTGGTCTGAAACAGTGAACAGGTACTTGAACTTTTGGCAGGACAAAGAGTACATCACGAGCAAAGAAGCTCAGGACATTTACAAACAGATACATGACTTACAAGTAATGCCTAGTATGAGAGCTTTAATGACTGCTGGTGCAGCGTTAGACAAAGACAACGTAGCTGGGTTCAACTGTTCTTACTTACCTATAGACCACCCTAAAGCATTTGACGAGATGATGTACGTCCTAATGTGTGGGACAGGAGTAGGGTTTAGCGTTGAGCGTCAGTACATAAACAAACTTCCAGAGGTTGCAGAAAAATTATATGATACCGATACAGTTATATTCGTCGCTGACTCTAAGATTGGATGGGCAAAAGCATTTAGGGAACTTATTGCAATGCTGTATTCAGGTCAGATTCCAAAGTGGGACGTATCTGGAGTTCGTTCTTCAGGGCAACCCCTTAAAACCTTCGGTGGTAGAGCAAGTGGTCCTGAGCCTCTTGTCGATCTCTTCAAGTTCACCGTCGAAGTTTTTACTGGCGCTGCTGGAAGAAAGCTTAGTTCCATCGAGTGTCACGATCTCTGCTGTAAGATTGCACAAATCGTCGTCGTCGGGGGAGTCAGACGGTCGGCTCTCATTAGTCTCACTGACGACAGAATAAGACGCTGTAAGTCAGGACAGTGGTGGGTAGATAATCCCCAACGTGGCCTAGCGAATAACTCTGCTTGTTACACAGAGAAACCAGACTTTGACTCTTTCCTGGACGAATGGAAAAGCCTTTACGAGTCTAGGTCAGGAGAAAGAGGTGTGTTCAGTAGAGTAGCTAGTCAACAACAGGCAGCTAAGAATGGACGTAGAGACGCAGACTACGAGTTTGGTACTAATCCGTGTTCAGAGATCATACTCAGACCTTACCAGTTCTGTAACCTGTCTGAAGTCGTTATCAGGGCAGACGACACGTTACAGGGGTTACGTCTTAAGGTCAGGACTGCTGCTGTACTGGGTACGCTACAGGCTACCCTGACTGACTTCAGGTACTTAAGAAAAGTATGGAAAGACAACACCGAAGAAGAAGCTTTGCTTGGTGTATCGTTAACAGGAATTATGGACCACCCAATACTTTCAGGGAGATCAGGACGTGCAGACTTGCAACACTGGCTTACACAACTTAAAGAAGAAGCTATACAGACTAACAAGAAGTGGGCCAAGCGTCTTAAGATTAACGCTAGTACTGCTATTACTGCTGTTAAGCCAAGCGGTACTGTAAGTCAGCTAGTGGACAGT